TATTTACAAAAGAAAATCAAGTGCATGGATACTAGTTGATAACACAGACCAAGTGTCTGCAGACGGTATTCAGTTCTTAGATTTAGCATCATATGGTTCAGCATCTGTTGACGCAGACGCAATAGCACCAGCAACAGTACCATTTGGTATTTTAGCATGGAACTTTAGAGCCAGTGGTAAAAACGTTAAGAAATACTACACATCATATGCATACAGCGGTGGAACATTAACTAATGTATGGGTAAGTGAGTCAGGCAATAAAGCAGACGGTTCACCTTACATGGGTAGAAAAGCACAGAGAAAAGTTATTGTACAATCATTGCAGGCCGCAATAGCAAACAATAGCGAAATAAGAAGTGAAGTTAATTTCTATAACTTGATTTCCTCTCCTGGATATCCAGAATTAATAGATGAGATGGTTACTCTTAATACAGATAAGAAAGAAGTCGCATTTATTGTTGCTGATAGTCCAATGAGATTGAAATCAGATGCAACAAGCATGAAAAATTGGGCAACCAATGCCAATAACGCAAGTGAAAACGGTGAAGATGGACTTATTACAAGTAATCCATACGTTTCAGTACACTATCCATCAGGTTTAACAACAAACTTAGATGGTGCTAGTGTGGCTGTACCGGCTTCACATATTGCATTAAGAACATTTGCATTCAATGACAATGTGGCATATCAATGGTTTGCACCAGCAGGGTATCAAAGAGGTATCGTACAAAACGCAACTAGTGTCGGTTATGTAGACGGAACAGCAGGCGAGTTTGTTCCAGTTTCACTTAACAATGGACAAAGAGATACACTTTATGCAAATAAAGTTAATCCAATAGCAAACTTCCCAGGAAGAGGCTTAGTTGTATTTGGGCAGAAAACTCTTAACCCAACTGCAAGTGCATTAGATAGAATCAACGTAGCAAGGCTTGTAAACTATATTAGATATCAATTAGATATCGCAGTTAAGCCTTTCTTATTTGAACCAAACGATGGAATAACAAGATCCGGTGTAAAACGAGTTGCTGATCAATTATTATCAGAACTAGTTACACTAAGAGGTTTATTTGACTTCATTAGTGTTTGTGATACCACAAATAACACACCTGCAAGGATTGATAAAAACGAATTATACTTGGATATAGCAATTCAGCCAACTAAAGCAGTTGAATTTATATACATTCCGATTAGAATTCAGTCAACACTTGGTCAAACAGGCTCAGAATAAGATTATTCTAAAAATTATAAAGGGTGGATTTTTCCACCCTTTATTTTTGGCCGAAAAGAGATAAATAAATGCAATAGCATGTATAACATGTGATTAGGAGATCGAAAGATGGCAGTAACAAAAGATAAATTTGGTGTACCTATTGAAGGTGCTCGATTAGGTATCTTACAACCTAAACTCAAATACAGATTCCGTGTACTCGTAACTGGATTTGGAGCAGGTGGTAGAACCGATGAGTTCACAAGTAACATCGTGAGTGTAACTAGACCAACATTTAATGTTGACGAAGTTGAAGTTCACAGTTATAACTCTCGTGCATATATATCAGGTAAACATCAATGGGAAGCGATTAATCTCAGTTTAAGGGATGATATTACTAACCAAGTTTCCGCTTTAGTCGGTCAGCAAATCCAAAGACAATTTAACCATTTCGAACAAACTACCGCAGTTAGTGGTGGAGACTACAAGTTTGATATGCTTATCCAAGTCTTAGATGGTACAAATGCTGAGCCAACAGAGCAATGGGAACTAGAAGGATGTATGCTACAACAGGTTAACTATAGTGATCATTCATATGATGCCAGCGAAATTGTTCAATTAGACTTGACCGTCAGATACGATAACGCGGTACATGTGGCTGGACCTAATACACTCGGTGGTAAAGTTGCCGCAGGTGATCCATTCCCATTAGTATCACCACTACCAGCAACACCAGGCACTGGAGTATAATTTAGGCCTATTCTATAGGGAGAACCGATGGCAAAATTCTGGAAAGAGTTAATCGGCGGACAAGTTAAAAACGGGATTTATGTAGCCGGACCTAGACACGCAAGTAGTAAACTTGGTAGTTTTAGTTCCGGTAACCCCCCTCGCTTGCCGTTTCAATATATAGTTCATTTTGAACTAAACCCCACATTGCAGGCATTGTTTTTAAACACGACTGGGCCTTTTGATTTAGCACAAATGGTTAAAACAATAGACATGCCAACTATGGCTGTGACTATTGAAAAAAGACCAAAATATAATAAAAATGTTCCAGTAATTCTAACAAAAGAGTTCAAGCCGTTTAATGTAACGGTACATGATGATGTATCAAGCACATGGCAAGAACTATGGCAAGTATATTATAACTATCATTTTACCGACGGTAGACATACTCAAACAACACCAGGTATTGCAAGTGGTCAAATACAAGACTGGAATAGTGTCGTACATAATAGTAAATTAATAAGACACGAAGGCGACCACATGAGTCAATTTGATGGCATAGACATGCATGATGCAAAAAATTCACAATTTTTTAATAATATTCATGTATATCAAATACACGGCCAAACAGTACAACGTACAACAGCAGTCAATCCAATGATTGGTGACGTATCGTTTACGCCTCTAGATTATGCAGGCTCAGGAAGTTCACAAGAAATAACCTTTTCATTCGAATACGAAAAGTTACACTATTCTCCTGTTATAAATTTTGATTATGACGAAGAAAGTACATTCTTACAAGAGGCTATAGAGGATTATACTAAGTCAACGCCATTTAATCCAGGAGGGGATAGACTTAGAGGAATTGTAAAAGGGTTATTTGGGTTATCTCAACGTGCCGGCAATAGAGCCAAAGATTTGAGTGCTGTAAATACAGCAAAAAGACAAGACTATGGCGGCAGTTTAGAATCAATTAAAACAGCAGGGGCCGATCCAGAGGAAATTGGATTCTTTGGTAATTTAGTGCGTAATGCTGTAAGAAAAAAAGCAAATGAACTCACAGATGGCTTATTAAAGAAAAACAATAAAAATCTTAACAAGTTTAATATAAACTAATGAGTAATATATACAAAAATTTTGGAGTAGATTTTGATACAAATAAGTCTAATAACTCCTACAAAATTATATCTAAAACAGGTGAAGAATTAAATATTAATCCTGAAGTACTGCAAATAAAACAATTAACAACACAGGCAAACACAGTTAAAAACGGCCTAGACGGATATAAAATCGAACAGGTATTTGCAGATTTTAAAAGTGCTGGTTTGACAGACAAATTAGCAAACTTTTATACAATCACATTAAAAGAAATCGCAGATAGCACAGAAGTTGATGTACTATCACTTTATACAAAAGAAGATAACAAGATATCAATAAGCAATGATGTACTAAATCTTATCAATAATACTTTACCAAATTCAGTAAGATTTCAAAATTCTGTAAATACTACATCAGACAAATACGTTCGCCTACTTATAGGGGCGTAACATGGCAAAATACGCCAAAGGCACATTCGAACCACAAAACCCAAATAAGTATGCAGGTGCAAAATCTCCTTACTATCGTAGCAGTTGGGAATTAGCATTTATGAACATGTGTGATAGCCATCCAAACATTACACAATGGGCAAGTGAAAATATCAAAATACCATATAGACACCCTGTGACAGGTAAGCACACAGTTTATGTGCCTGACTTCACAGTAATTTACACTGATAAAAATGGCAAGAATCATATGGAAGTAATTGAGATCAAACCTGGCAGTCAAAGTACAATGGAAAGTGCAAGAAGTAGTGCAGAAAAAATACAAGTTGCTATTAATTTAGCAAAATGGACAGCCGCAAATGAATGGTGTCAACGCAAAGGTGTACGTTTTAGAGTGTTGAATGAGAATCACATATACATGAACACCAAGAAGAGAAAGAACTAAATACAACTATGACACGCAAACTGGAAGAAGAATTTAATTTACCGCCTATAGAAGACGTGTTACCTGCTGATACAAAAGAACAAAGCAAAGAAATCACAGAAGTAGAAGTTAAAGAGGCACTTACAAATGCTGAAAAAATAGATTCGGCACTACCTAAGGTTAAAGATTTAACAGCACATGACAATGAAATGGAAGACATTGCACAAAAGGCACTAGACAGTTATGACGAACTTATGAACTTAGGTATGAATGTGCAAGATGCTCATGCCGGTAGAGTTTTTGAAACAGCAAGTAAGATGTTACAAATAGCAATGGACAGCAAAAATGCTAAAGTTGACAAAAAATTAAAAATGATTGACTTACAAATACGCAAAATGAGACTAGATCAAACAGAAGGTTCGGAATCTAAAAGCGAAGGAGGAGTTATGGACAGAAACCACATCCTTCAAATTTTAAACAAAAAAGATAAATAACTACATAGGAGAGATTATGAAAACACCTTTTAAACAATTTATAACAGAAAGTTTTGAAAAAACTTTTAACTATAGAATTAAATTCGCTGGAGATATATCTAACGAAGGTATAAAGCAGTTGGAAAATATTCTAGGTAAATACGGTGTACAAAGTGTTAGTAGTGCTAAAAGAACTCCTATTCAAGAAGAACCTTTAGATTTTAAAAACAAAAAACTTAAAGGACCAACAGAAGTAACAAGTGTAGACGTTGTATTACAATATCCAATTAATGAAAGATTATTAGAAGTTTGGGTAGCAGTAAATATGCAAATGATGTCAGAGCATGTTGTTATTCAACCAGTAGAAAGTCCAAGAACATTAGAAGATGAAGTTACTAAAAACAGAATCGAAAATGACAAGGATAGATATGCAGACATGGAAAATGCCGAATTAACTAATGAAGAACAAGCACATTACGAAATTGAAAACAAAGATTTAGATTTTGCAGAATTAGGCATGTACGGCGAAGAGTTCAATTCTAAGTTTTTAGATGAATTACAAAAAGTTAAAAACGAAAAAGGTGCAGACTATTTCCGTAACTATCCAAGCAAAAGCATGATGATGGGAGACGACCTAAAACCTTTAGCAGACGCAGTAGGTTTAGCACACGATCCAAGTGTACAAGGTAACGAATATCACATTAATCAAGGACCAGTGGTACAATAATGTCAGAAGAAATTAGAAAATATATGTCACTGATGGAGTCATTTTATACTTCATCACCTTATGGAATGCAAGGTGCAGACGACCAAGATGACAAAGAAACAGTAACTTATAGCAAGACTAAGAAGCAAGGCGATAATACTGTTACTGTTAGTGCTAATGCTGACAGCATGGACGAACTACACGACATTTTAAAACTTGCAGGTATCACATTACCTAAAGGCAAAGATTCAGAAGAAGAACATGATCACGATGAAGAACCAAAACAAGGCGAGTACGCAGATGTTTGTGATGGTTGTGGAAAGCCTGGTGATGAGTGCGAATGTTCAGACTGCGATCAACACGGCGATGACGAAGAATCAAAAATGAAAATGAAAGTTATAAGTCTCAAACCAAAAGCAACAGGTTACGACCCAGTTGCTGGTGATAAAAAAGAGATTCTTAACGCATTAATGAATCGTTACAAAAGCCTGTAAACACTTTTCTTAACCAAAAACCCACATAAATAACTGTATGCCTAAAGGAACGCAGGATTATAGTTTAACCAAACGAGCATTTGCAAAGCAAAACTTCACTGAAGATCAAATCGTGGAATTACAAAATTGCATGGATCCAATAAGTGGACCAGCATTCTTTATGGGAAAATTTGTAAAAATACAACATCCTACAAAAGGTGGTATAGATTTTCAACCTTTTGAATTCCAAGAAAGGTTAATACACACTTACTCGCAATATCGATATAGTATAAACATGTTACCTAGACAGACAGGTAAAACAACGTGTGCGGCCGCATACTTACTTTGGTATGCTATGTTTGTCGCTGACAGCACAATACTTGTAGCGGCACATAAGCACACAGGCGCACAGGAAATTATGCAACGTATACGTTATGCGTATGAAAGTGTTCCAGATCATATTAGAGCAGGTGTAACAGAATATAATAAAGGTAGTTTGAGTTTTGATAACGGTAGCAGAATAGTAAGTGCTACAACAACTGAAAATACTGGTAGGGGTATGTCACTTTCGTTAGTCTACTTAGACGAGTTTGCGTTTGTGCCACCAAGGATAGCGGCTGAATTTTGGACATCATTATCACCAACATTAAGTACAGGTGGTAAATGTATAGTAACATCTACACCTAACAGTGACGATGATACATTTGCTAATATCTGGCATCAAGCAATCAGAGAAGTAGATGATCACGGTAATGAAAGCGATGTAGGCACAAATGGATTCAAAGCATTCCGGGTAAATTGGCAAGAGCACCCGGACAGAGACGAACTGTGGGCAAAAGCAGAACGTAGTAGGATTGGCGAAGAAAGATTTAGACGTGAACACGAATGCGAATTTATCATATACGATGAAACACTTATTGATTCACTTAAACTAGTTGATATGAAAGGAGTTGACCCAATTAGACGTAGCGGTCAAATACGTTGGTATGAAAACATTAACCCAAACAAAATATATACAATTACATTAGATCCTAGCACAGGAACAGGGGGAGACAATGCCGCCATAGTGTGTTACGACTTACCTAGTATGAATCAAGTATGTGAATGGCAACACAACAAAACACCAATTGAAGGGCAAGTAAAACTACTGCGAGACATAGCATTAGAAATACAGAGTTACGGTGCTAATGAAATATACTGGACAGTAGAAAACAATGCTATCGGTGAAGCGGCACTTGTGGTTATTAGAGACACTGGTGAAGAAAGTTTCCCTGGAACATTCCTGCATGAACCTAACAAAGTACAGGGCAAGAAAGGTCGCAAAGGATATCACACCCATCATAAAAATAAAATGGAAGGTGCGTTGGCAATGAAACGTTTAATTGAAAACGGTAAATTATCATTACGCAGTAAAAATATAATTAGAGAATTAAAAGAATTTGTAGCACGTGGTACAACATTTGCCGCAAAACCAGGAGGTAGTGATGACTTAGTTATGGCTACTTTAGTTACAGTAAGAATGATCACATACATAGCACAATACGAAGATGCTATATACGACGAAATAGAAACTAGTGTCGGCGGGGACGACGACGATTATAGCGGTCCTATGCCAATAGGTGTTTTATAATTAGTTTTTTTGATAAATATAAGTATGAATAATAAAGCAGAAATTAATACCAAAATCTTTGATTTCCTAAAAGGTAATGGATTAAAACTGACTTTAAAAGACGATCAAGGCAACGATACATTAGGTGTTGATATTGCTGAAAGATTTTTTAGCAGTGATCCAAATGTAATGGTCACTGTAGATTCAGCAGAAAAAGAAGTTAAGTTAAGCAGATCGAAGGTTGTCGATGAAGACATCATAAATAAAATACATAAAGGTATAAAAGAAATTGCACATAATGGTTTATACAGTTTTAAGTATAAAATCTATGGCAAGAACATTACGCCAAAACACGATGAGTATAAAGTGAAAGCAGAAGTAACAGAAGCAAGTCTAGGAAAAATGTATGGTAGCACCAAAACAAGTTACCAACCTCTGGACGCAGTAAAAATAGTTGTAAGACACAACAAACCAGTTAACGAAGAAGTCAGAGGTTCAAGAAGTAGACAAATATCAAAGATCTTTATACAACGTGCAGATGAAAGATTTGCATTACCTCATAAAAGTTTAGCAGGTGCCAGAGCAATGGCACGCCACGTACATAATGGTGGCAATCCTTTTGATCAAGTAGGCAATTCAATTAATGAAATGGTACAAAACATTTCCGAATTGTCACAATTTGTTAGATATGTAGACAAAAAAGGATTAGTGAATGAACAAAATAACGAGTATGTACAAATAGCAAAAGAATCTATATCTACAATGAGACAAAACTTAAAACAATTAAGTGGAGCAAAGTCTTATGCTAAAGCAGTAGATACAATTGACGCAATGAATACATTGACATTAAGTGAAGACGAACACGATTTATCAGGTTTATTCACAGAAAAGCATGTTGACAATACTGTACAATCTGCATTTCCTAGCATTAATAGATTAGTTAATATTCAACGTTCAGTTGCAGAGTATATTGAGCATTCTATTGAAAATAATAGATTTAGTGTACCAGCAATTAACGAAGATGCTGTTGAATTTCCTAATAAAAAATCAGAAATTGCATACAAATTAAATACAATTAGTGAAAGCATTGATGACAAAATTTTAAAAGAATTTATCAACAACACAACAGTTAAGATTCTGAAAGATCAGAAACTTGACGAATTTACTGTAAACATGGTTAAGAAATTAATCAGTAAAGTAAATGAAAGAGTAGAAAGTAATATAGACCAAGATTTAGTAGAATTTGTTGATTTTACCGAAAAATTAAACAAAATCTGCTAATTTTGATATATAATATAGTAAAGTTAGTTTAAAAGAAATTTTAAATTAGATTACATAACATGGCAAAAAGAGGTTGACTTCAACTTCAAAAGGCATTATAATAGGCAAACAAGTGTAAGAATTAATATTACACGACATGGCAAACAAGGAGAAAAAACATGGCAACATTGGCTGAAATACGAGCAAAACTAGCCGCAATGGATACTAAACCAGGCGGTTCACAAACAGGTGGCGATAATGCTATCTTCCCATTTTGGAACATCTCAGAGGGCACTAGTGCTACAATGAGATTCTTACCAGACGGAGACCCCAACAACACATTCTTTTGGACTGAACGACAAATGATTCGTTTACAGTTCCCTGGCATAAAGGGTGGTGACATGAAACCTACAACTGTACAAGTACCTTGTATGGAAATGTGGGGAGAACAATGTCCGGTTCATAATGAAATCAGACCTTGGTTCAAAGATCCTTCATTAGAAGATATGGGTCGCAAGTACTGGAAAAAAAGAAGTTATATATTCCAAGGATTTGTGGTAGATAGTCCACTTCAAGAGGATACAACTCCAGAGAATCCAATTAGACGATTCATTATTGGACCTCAAATATTTAATATAATCAAGGGTGCATTAATGGACCCAGACATGGAAAACATTCCAACAGATTATGTAAATGGCACAGACTTTAGATTAACAAAAACCACAAAAGGTCAGTATGCTGACTATTCAACAAGTAAGTGGGCAAGGAAAGAAAGATCATTAGATGAAAATGAACTTGCCAGTGTTGATACACATGGTTTATTTGATCTTAAAGATTTCTTACCTAAGAAGCCAACAGCAGAGGAAGTAGATGTTATTTACAACATGTTCCAAGATTCTGTAAATGGCGAACTTTATGACAGCGATAAGTACGGTAACTTTTTTAGACCTATTGGCCAGGCCGCACCTGCTAAGGTACAAACACCTTCAGCACCGGCTCAGGCTCCAGTGACTCCAGTAGCAGAAACTACTCCGGCACCAGCACCAGCGGCTGAGCCTGTAGCACCTGCACCGGTAGTTGAACCAGTAACAGAAACAGTAAGTGCTTCTGCCGAAAACACTTCTAATGAAACTGGTAAAGCATCTGCAGATGACATCCTGCAGATGATTAGGAATCGTCAGCAGTAGTTGACGACTAGTAGCCATACTTAGGGATTTGAATACTTGGTCCTGTTTACTTCAGAGAACTAGTATGGCTACATTTTTAAGGAATAAAAATGAGTACATTATTAGCAATAGGTGATAGCCACACATTTGGTGCAGAAATATACGGCGAAGGTGACAATCGTCCTGAATCAATATACAAGGCTTACCCAGAAAAATTAAGACAACTATTAGAAATAGATGAATGTGTTAATCTAGGCCAACCTGGTGCTAGTGTTATGCGAACTGAAAGACTATTAGTCGAATACTTAGCAGGTAACCCTAAACCAGACTTAGTTATACTAGGTTGGACTTGTTTGGGTAGATTTGAATATGCAGACGGCTTTGACGATGACGGTTCTTATCATTATAATTTAGTGAACAGTTGGAGAGCACCGGAAATGACAGAAGGCTCAGAAAGGTATGAAACATACAAACAGTTTTTACCTATCTGTTTAGCAGAAGACTTATTAGCACAAAAATATAGGACATTGTATATATGTGAAAATATATGCAAAAACAATAACATTCCATATCTAATGTTTGATGTAATGACAAACACAAAGGATGAAGCACCACTAGAAGACGAAGACGTAAAATTTTGGTCTGGTGATCACCCAGTAGATAAATCATTACATAATGCAATAGATAAAATCCATTACATGGAAACAAGTTATTGGGACTGGATAATGAGTGGACAATTTCCAGAAGTTAGAATTAACGGAGGCCATGCCAATGAGGCAGGACACGAAAGATGGGCACAGAAACTAGTCGAAGAATTAAAAGAAAGAAATATATACGGAGTATAAAATGCAAAAACCATTTGATTTAAGTAAATTTAGAACCGGCATCACTAAAAGTATTAGTGGTATTAGTGCCGGTTTTCATGATCCAGTAGATTGGATCAGCACAGGAAACCACACACTCAACTATTTGATCAGTGGTGATTTTAACAAAGGCGTACCACTAGGTAAAGTTAGTGTGTTCGCTGGTGAGTCCGGTTCAGGTAAAAGTTTTATTTGTTCGGGTAATTTAGTAAGAAACGCACAGGAACAAGGATGTCAGGTAGTGTTATTTGACTCAGAGAATGCGTTAGACGAAGATTGGCTAAAAGCACTAAACGTTGACACAGATCCATCTAAACTATTAAAAATTAGTGTATCAATGATTGACGATGTAGCAAAGGCTATTTCAGAGTTTATGAAAGACTATAAAAGTAACTACGGTGATTTAGAGTATGAAGAAATGCCTAAGTTGTTATTTGTTGTTGATAGTTTAGGTATGCTACTTACACCAACCGATGTTGCTCAATTTGAAAAAGGTGACATGAAAGGTGACATGGGTAGAAAACCAAAGGCATTAACAGCCTTAGTTAGGAATACAGTTAACCAACTAGCACCTTATCCAATTGGATTAGTTTGTACTAACCACACATACGCATCACAAGATATGTTTGACCCAGATGATAAAATCAGTGGCGGACAAGGCTTTGTGTACGCAAGTAGCATAGTGGTTGCTATCAAGAAACTAAAACTAAAAGAAGATGCAGACGGAAACAAAGTGTCTACTGTGCAAGGTATTAGAGCGGCATGTAAAGTAATGAAGTCAAGATACAGCAAACCTTTTGAAGGTGTACAAATTAAGATTCCTTATGAGACCGGCATGGACCCATACAGTGGTATGTTAGAAATGTTAGAAGCAAAAGGTATTGTAGATAAAGTTGGTAACAAACTCTCTTATGTTTCACCAGTAACAGGTGAAGAAATTAAAGAGTTCAGAAAAGGCTGGACAGGAGATAAACTTCAGGTAATTATTGATGAATGGGGTCAAAATCCTAAAGTAGTTGCAGAAGTAGTAGAAGATGACTTTGATGAAAATGAAATTGACGACCCTTCAGTATACGAGGAGAATGTTGAATGATAGATTTAACTTTAATAATAGAATCTTGGGAATGTGTTAAACCTTCGGTAAACGTTAAAGAACGTGACGAAGTTTGTGCTAACTTGGTTAGAGTATTTGATGATCAAGGAATGGTAGACTATGACAAAGTAAGTATCAATGACTGTGATAAACATTTACGTCAAGCAATTGAAGAATACTTTGAAGTAGAAGATCATGAAGAAGACGAAGAGGACTGGGATTAGTAATGGCAGGATGGTATAACAAAGTATCTGGTAATTTAAGTAACATTGTAGATGCAATAGATTATTTTGAAGAAGAATTACTAGAGGCAAAAAAAGAATGTTATATCAAGGGCAATGTGGAACGTAATAGTGCCTCATTGCCTGGCATTACAGAACACAGGTTCAATCAATTACAAGAAATAGAAGCAATTCTAGAACACATAAACATTCAATTGCGTAAAACACGCAGTAAAGTATTTAGAAACTTTTTAGAAAGTTATAACAGACAGTTAACCTCAAGAGATGCTGACAAATATGTAGATGGCGATGATGAAGTAGTAACACTAACATCATTGGCTAATCAATTTGGTTTGTTACGAAATAAGTATCTCGGTATAATGAAAGGATTAGACACCAAACAATGGCAGATAGGACACATAGTGAAATTGAGGACAGCAGGTATGGAAGATATATCAATTTAGATATATTGGATGACTTACTTGAATCAATACACGAAATTAAAGAAGAAGAAAAATTCGTACTATCGTTAGACGAATCTGTCGAGTCAACATTAGAAGATGTATTAAAATCTTATCTCAAATGGCACCAAGTAAAAGTAATACCTAATGCAAAAGGTAAAAATGTCTTTGCTACATTACATCAATCACCTAGTAGACTAATACTAGAATCAGACGAAAAGAAATCTTTTTCATATTTTTACGACAACTTAGAAAAAGATATCGACGTGTCTAATGTTAAAAAAAGTATATTATCATTAACAGGTTTTTTTGATATAACGTTCCAATCAACTAATAACGGCAATGATATTTTTACATCAATTATGACCGCTAGAGAGTATTTTAGACACAACATGTTAGCACATAAGGATTGTGTTATAACAGTTAATAATGCTGACATGCACACAATAAATGCATTATCAAACTCTAACTCCACAGGACTTGCTGTAGGATATACAGATAATAAAATTGATATTGACACATTAAAATCTCATTGCAAAGAATCAGCAGAATTTATATCTTGTATTATATTACCAGATGAAGTTGAGAACATAAAAGATATATGTGACGTTGTAAAAGATTACAATATATTTGTAATTAAAATTGCATCATACGAAGATTTTTTACGTGGTAAAGAACTGTATAACAATGGCGTCGATATAATTGCATTTGGACCTGTTGCAACTATAGAAAAGTTGCATTACTACTTGCCATATCATAAGCAAGACAATACCGGTTTTTCTTTGGGGTTTGGTACTGTATCGCAATCAGGATACAACAGAAGAAGTATTGAAATCTGTAAAAGTATCATATGAATAAGATTGACATCACACACATTTAATGTATAATAAACTTTATGGCTAGACAAACAAGATTAGAAATAAGAGACGAAGTAAACATTAAGTTTCACGACTTAGATGTAGCCACACGCAGAAAACTTTCTGATACTTGCAAATACTTTTTACCATATGCATATCATATGCCGGCTTACAAGTTAGGTCGTTGGGACGGCTTTATGAGATTTTGTGATGTCGGTGGTAGGAGTTATTTGAATTTATTAGACCAACTTATTCCAGTAGTAACTAGTTTGGGTTACGAAGTAGTGTTAGATGACAAAAGAGAAAAATGGGATTTTGAGTTTGAGGAAGTAAAACAAGACACATATGAAGAGTTTAGTTGGCCTAAGAAACATCCTGCAGAAGGTTTGCCTATTATACTTAGAGATTATCAAGTAGAAATAATTAACAAGTTTTTAGCAAACCCACAATGCATACAAGAGATTGCCACAGGTGCTGGTAAAACTCTAGTAACGGCCGCACTTAGTCACCAATGTGAGAAGTACGGTAGAACAATAGTGATAGTGCCTAATAAGGACCTTGTAACGCAAACAGAAGCGGACTACAAGCATTTAGGACTTGATGTTGGTGTTTTCTACGGGGACAGAAAAGAATACAATAAAACGCACACAATTTGCACTTGGCAAAGTTTAGAAATACTACACAAAAAATCTAAAGCCAAGGAAGCAGTAGACTTTGATATCAGTGAATTTATTGATGGTGTAGTGTGCATAATGATTGACGAAGTACACAAAGCAAAAGCAGATATTTTAAAACAATTATTAAGTAGTGTATTTTCTAATGTTCCTATTCGCTGGGGACTAACAGGTACAATACCAAAAGACCAACACGAAGCAGTTGCAATGACTAGCACTATAGGACCTGTAATAGGACAATTAAGTGCAAAAGAATTACAAGACAAAGGCGTACTATCTAACTTAGAAGTAAATGTATTACAGTTAGTAGACACTCATGTAGGATTTAGTAACTATGCACAAGAACTAAAATGGATAACAACTAATCCTGAAAGAATAAAATTCATAAGTCAACTTATCAATGGCATGACTGATAACGGTAATACCTTAATACTAGTAGACCGAATAAAAACAGGCGAATTACTTATAGAACAAAACCCAGACTGGGTATTTGTAAGTGGTGGAATGAAAGCATCAGAAAGAAAAGAAAACTATGACGAAATTAGTGAAGCAGAAGGCAAAGTAATTGTTGCTACTTATGGAGTGGCATCAGTTGGTATTAACATACCAAGGATATTTAATTTGGTATTAATCGAACCTGGCAAAAGTTTTGTTAGGGTAATACAAAGTATTGGCAGGGGTATAAGGAAAGCCAAAGACAAAGACTTTGTAAATGTGTTCGATATTACTAGCACACTAAAATACAGTAAAAAGCATTTAACAGAAAGAAAGAAATTTTACAGAGAAGCAGAGTATCCGTTTAAGGTTACAAAAATAGAATATATTTAAATATAGATTGACTTTTAAAATAAAGGTGCTATAATTATGTTTACGGAGAAGATATGAATATTTTAACAATTGAAAACAACGTTTATGATTTAGATAGTGTACCAGATCAAATTAATGACTTACGGTATTGCGTCTTAGATGTTAGCGACCCAGAATTCTATGATTATTATTGGTTAGAACTGATCTTCCTAGAAAGTTTTTATTCACCAGCAGTTGTACTAAACATTGGCGGGCACGAAGTAAAGATGCCAATGGATTGGAGTATAGCAATTTGCGATGACGAATATCACACAGAAATAGAAATAGTGCCACTTACAAGTTTAAATAATAGAGGTTTTAAAACACCAGTGTTTAATCCTATGAATAACAAGATTCCAGAGATAGAAGAAGTGTTTATCACTAATTATTATCAGGATATTAAATGGTTTTTTCCAAAGTTAAAACCAGGGCATTTACTAGTAACCCCAATAGAGCAAAAATCTGTTCCTAAAAGTGTGTTATTTGTAAAAGAGGCAAACAAAATACCAGAGGTGGTAAATTTAAGCGACGTAATGTAAGGAGAAAAATATGGCAAAAAGAAGATTTAGAATCGATAGCGGTTATTATGGCGGCGAATTAGTTATTGGAGAAGTAGCAAATGAGTTCGTTGCAAAAACTATAGGCATGGATGAAGGTGAGTTAGTAGACACAGTTTTATCATTTGATGACTGGGGTGGCAACGACGATCTTGACGAAAATGCGGAACACGATGATCCTGAACAAATTCCTGCACCAAGAGAAGATTACTATATGTGGGAATGTGATGATATCGAACATATCAATAGTGCATACGGTGATTCAGAACTAACAGTTTTCGAAGTTCCAGCAGATGGCGAAAATGATTATGATTATGAGAATGAAGTTGGAAGTTTTAGTGCTATTCACATGTATGGAAGAGAAGGCGGTTACTTTAGTAATGAAGAACCTAATGTTGTAAACGAAGACGACGACGAAGGTAATCATTATGTACCAGTGTTAGCATTTCATAGTTGTGAGAAAGGTACGTTTGCCAGTTACTTTGTAGAAACAGATGGTGAAGACTTTGATCAATACAAATTAGGCATGGGCATTGTAGAAACTAATTTAGGTGAATTCATTGATAGAGTGTATTACAACAAGGTTGAATTAGACGCAGAATACGAGCAAAATGACAGCACCGGTAAAAGTTATCATGCAGAAGTTGGCTGGTTAAATAAAAAGTGGCACGACTCAGATGACAAGTATAATGAACTTGATGAAATTTATTTACAAGACTTCGACGATAACGCAGAATGGGAACGTGAACAAAACGGAGAATAAATGAGAGTATTAATATTTGGATTACCAGGAAGTGGTAAGACATATTTAGCAGAACGACTAGTTGAATACTTAGGCGATAAAGTAGCCTGGTTCAACGCAGATAAAGTTAGAGAAGAAGCAGACGACTGGGACTTTTA